TCGAATGGTGTTTCGTGCGTGATTTTCTTAATCTTCAGCATATTATAGTTACCCAAATACGGTAAAAACAACACATCCACGACACAGCCAATAACGTAAAAACAATTACTTTAATCATTCCGGAAAATCCTCATATTGAGTGTCGGCAAAAAAACCCGTGTCGGTTGCAAAGGTTAGCGCCAGTGCATCGGCTAAGTCAGGCGATCTCCCCAACCGTTTCTTGACTTGATCTTTGTCTTCCATGATTATTTTCCCATTACTGAATGAGTATGTCGGAATTGTCAATTCGGCCACAATTTCCGGGATCGGCGGTAGTTTCCCGCCTGTCTTAATCCACTCTGCCATGGCAAACCACATCTCGGCCCTCTTGTTGCGGTATCTGGGATCAATCGCCGGAGCGTGAAACTGTATTCCGATTGCCGGGTGACGTGCCGTAATCAAATTATCAATTACGCCATGGCCCCAATGGCCCGTGTCGTCAACAAAGGTTTGTGCCGCTCCCCATGACTGCATAATCGTCGCGCACTTTGCCGCTATGTCCGTTGTCCGTTGCTGCCTGATCGTCGTTGGTTGCCCTGCCATTAATCCTTGCCGTGGGAAAATAACAGACCGGTCATCTCCGAACCTCGCCACGTCTACGCCTAAAATCTTCGGCGCCCACTCGAATTGATCAGGATATAGAAAACGATTTTGCGCGGCCTCAACATCTTCGATGCCTAAAAGAGAATTGAATCCCTGTGGTGGGAATAGCCCAAGGATAGTTGCCATTACCCAAGGATTATCTCTTCCGTATGCTTCAATTTGGCTTCGGGCGTATTCGACAGAGACGCGCGGTGTCCGCTTCGGATCGTCCGGATCTGCGGTGATAACGACGATATGCCATAGCGCCCTTAACGCATTACAGACCTGATAAAGCAATCCTGTTGATGATGTTGGGTTTCCACCCTGTATGATAAACGCATTTTTCGGCGCTCCCGTGAATATTTGCTCAGCCGCCTTTCCTACTGCCGTTGGCATATCTCCCGTCTCATCGAGCAAAATAAACGGGTATTGTGAATGTAAACCTGAAAGTGCTCTGCCGATAGCGTCCGCATCCGCGTCTTTTGCATATGATCGAGCTGATAAAAACCACGTCTCGGGGTGATCTTTGGCTTGGATGCGCTCTTTGTGCCACTCAAATGCCGCCGATAGGAATGATGATTGATTTTGCCATTTAGCCAGTTCAGGCCATAGATTGTCGCTGAGATTATCTTTTGTGATTGAGAGGGCCGCGCCTTTGGGATGTTCCCCTTTGTCGGCAAAGCATGACAGCCGCCACCATCCCGCCAATGCCAGCACTAAAGTTTTCCCAGGGCCGGTGCATGCGCGCATAACAACTCGGTTATGGTTTGGTAGTGCCTTAATTACATCGTACTGCCAATCATCAAGCGTCAGTCCGGGCCAGTTATCGCCAACAAACTGAAGCGCCGATCTGCGCCAATCTGCTATTTTGCTTTTTGCTCTTAATAAGGCGTCAGTCACCTGCGACTATATCCTCTAGTTTGATAGTGCCGGAAATTATTTTTCTATCAACTAACATACCTAAATGCTTTGCTATTTTTTCCAGAGCTGAGTTTTTATCCCAGAGTTTTATTTTGCGCGTGTAGCCGATAACTGTTTTTTCTTTTCCGTCTGTGATTTCCCCGACTTCGATGCTTGATATAGCCGCGGCCGCATCGTCATCAAGGTCCGTGATATTCTTTATGCTGCCATCAGGATTGAAGAACTTGCGGAGGTCAGAAAATCCAAGCCTACCAAGCTCCTTGAGTGTTCTGTCTTGGTCTATTTCGGTTCGTTGCGACCGTTCTGTGAATGATTTTTGTATTGCTGCCTGGATAAGAGGTTTTTCTAGGTTTTCAATTCCTATAGCTGCTGCTGTTTTTGGGCTATACTTTGCTCTCAATGCCGCTTGCGTAGCGTTGAGATCAATCAGGTATTCTTCCACAAACAATTTCTGTTTTGGCGTTAATTCGCCTTTTTTCGCCATGATTCTATTCGTTTATCCATTTCAGTCGTCTTTTGTTTTTCGCCACCCGTTACTTTTGGTGGCCTATTACTGAGCTATGTCTTTGAGCAACTTATAATCACATCATATTGTCGGGAGGCTTTCGCCCGTCGTCTCGGCTCTCTGTAGATTTTTCCAGTACCGCCGCCGTCCTGGAAACATTTCTCAATTCGTATTTACCGCTGGGGCAGGTCGTTAACCTGCATGTTTATCCCGTTTTGTCCTGCGCCCCCGGTCTTACTGCTCACTGCCGGGGCCTTTGGTGCGCCGGGTGGCAAAGCGCATCGTGACTTTCTTGCTCTTTTTTTCAGTTTTCGCGGCTCTGATCCAAGTCCGCCCGTATAATCATTTTCTGCGATTAGGATAACAGGTATTTCAGATCAAAACACGGACAGGACAGACAGGGCGGAGTAAAAATATTTTTGTTTAATTAAAAATAATGCTTGACAAACCGAACGATAGGAATTAAATTAGAATCAACAAAGACACGAAAGGAGATTAAAATGAAAAAAGAACTTTTAACAGTAGGCAAGAATAACACCACTCAAAAATATTTTATCATGGGGAACCACGGTCAACTTCCCAACACACCATATTTCAATAACTACCGTGATTGTATGATTGCTATCTTGACCATGAAAAACAAAACCAATACAAATATATACGATATGTCGCAGAATGATTATCGTGAATCTTTTTCTTAACCAACAACACGACGAAAGGAGAACAAAATGAAAACAAACACAAAAACACCCGGAGACAAAAGATTTAAATTGATTATCAGCGAATTAGATTTCTCTTCACGGGTCTGGGCAAAAGACAAGCAGGGCGCGATGGATGTTTATTGCTCTATTTACCCGGAGCTTGCAAAAAACCACGGTGTGCAGATAATCGAAATTAATAAATAATCATCACCCACACAAGGAGGAAACGAAAAATGAAAAAAATAGACCTTATAGTAACGAGACATCCAGGGCTTATTACAGTTCTGGAAGAAAAAGGAATTGCTGACACTAATTTATGTCAGCGCACATGCCGCCGATGTGTCGGCGGTGCTTTTGACGGTGGCGACGGGGACGGCATAGATTGCGCTTCGTCCCCGGACGTGTGTAAGTTCCGGGGAACTCCGGTTCTCCCGCACGCGACTGCCGCTGATATTTGCGGACTGAATGTTGCGGGTGTTCTGCCGCTCGCGTTAGCGGCTGAGTGCGCCTCCTTTACTGAAGTGTCGCTTGATATCCCCGCCGATCAGCGGGGGAAAGAGCTGTCCGCAGATCAAGTGCGACAGTTTTTTACCGGCATCCGGACATTCCGGGTGTTGGAATCGTCTCTTCGCCCCGACCTTAACCGCCCGGTGTCGGAGCTGGCAAAAATAAAGGGCGTTGGGCATGCCACTATCGCACGCCTTGCCGAAACGTGGCGGAATGAATTGCGCCGCCTCTGGGGGTGCGACCATGCCTAGAAATCCTCCCGTGCGACAGGCCATCATCAAAGATGGTCAAGTGGTGGGCTGGCAGGAAATTAAAAATCCTGTCAGCAAAAAAATAGACCTGTCTTCCTGGGTAAAAAGTACAGAAGGGCAGGAAGCATACAAAGGCGCTCGATTGAGCGCCGATGCGGACGGGGACTTTCACGTGTCCCTAATGGCTACACTGTCAAGGAAAACCGGGAAACCGTACTGGAGACAGTTTGACCCGGAAATGTATGAATAAGGGTAATGACTATGAATAGGCTCCCGGTGCCGGAAAACCGGGAATCAAAAACAAGGAGGAAATGAAAATGAAGCAATTAAATCCGCGAGAATTGAGAACTAATGTCGATAAGGTTGCAGAAAACTTATTAAATCGTTGCCACATTGACGGGATTGAACTACCGGAACGCGAGTACAACATAATTGCGGATATGATTTATTACGGAACAAACATTATAGCGGATAAAATTTACCCATTTCATCATTCTGTTTATGATGAGGATGCGGGAGTTTTTACAGACTATGGGCAAAACAACCCCGACAGGACATGGGCGCAATTGCATTTCAAACAATTATTAACTCATGCAGTCATTACGGTAAAATGGATAAATGATGATGACGAGCGCGGGTATGATCCCAACAGAAAAACAATGGTTTACCTACTAGATATGTCAATTGCGGCTATTGTCCAAGCATTGCACAAAATGACATCCGACGAAAAATTACAAAAACGTGTCTGGATGAATAAAATCACTGGTGATTATGAATCCGATGGTCATTATGGATCGCAGAGCAAAAACGAATACGTGGAATCTGAATTGAAACGAATGTGGGTTGACCGAAAAACAGTTCGCGCATTAATTGAAAAATTACAACCATAGGAGGTTTTAAAACATGAGAACCAAAAAACATTATGAAAAAATGCTGTCTGAAAATCCTAATGCCACCATCGGTTTCACTATGGCCGCCGATATGATTTTTGCGGCCCGGCATGATTTTATTAACCGAGCAGATGATCGCGGCGGGGATGAATGGAAAAATATTGCCCGAAATTTAAAATCAAAATATGGCGAGGTTCTAACAGTTGATGAGGTCCGCGCCGAAATGTCACCTGTCAAAATAGCCGCCGCCGCTCTCGGCACCATCAAGACAGAGAAAAAAGCCGCATCCAGCCGGGAAAACGGGAAGCTGGGGGGACGGCCCGCGATTGATGCTTTTAATGAGAAGTTTCCTGTTGCGCAAGATTTTCATTCCGGGTTGTGGGGATGGCGCAGAATCAACGGTTCTGTTGATTTAAGCAAGTGCACATTTAAATCACGCGCAGCAGCCAGCCGCGACAGGAACCAGAGCAACGAAAAGGCTTTATTTAATCGCACCGGCGAAGTGTGTATTTCAGAGTAACCCCCCACGGCGGGGCATCCAACCCCGCCTCTTATTCAATCGCCGGCACTTTCATCCGGTCAATTTCTTCTTTGGAAAT